AAGAATAGAAAAGAACTGTAATTGTTTTGGTGTATTTGCTGTAGCCAATTGCTTGGTCAGATAGTCATAGTCATTCTTTTCAGAAGTATACCATACACCACCATTTTTATTCTTCTTCTTGAATGCCGGCAGTTTACTCAAACTAATTTTGTGAACATAAATTCTGTAATCATTCAGAATTTTTTGGTCTGTTGCTTGATCTACAGAAAACTTAAATACAATAGGACAGTATTTATAAACCATTCTATATTTCTCACTGGTTTTTCTAACAGGTGGTGTTCCTGTTAAACCTAGAATCTTACCTTGAAAGTTTTCAAGAAAAGTTTCATGAGTATCCAAAAGACTATGGCATTCATCTAAATAGACAATGTCATAATCAGTAGGATCCTGTTTGTTTATAGAAAGATATGTGCTAAATACTATATGCTTACTTAATTTTTCTAGATTCATTTTCTTTAGTTCATCTTCCCAAGAGTCTTTAATAGACAATTTGGGTATTACAACTAATACCTTTATGAGAGGGTGATAGTTTTTCATTAGATGTTTAATAGCAATTCTAGTCTTGCCAACACCCATAGAAATACCAACACCACATCTTTGATACTTTTCTATCTCTTTTAATGCTTGTTCTTGTACTGAATCTTTTTTAGTTACCATCTGATAAATGTTTTAAAATGAATAAGAAGATCTCTTCCAGGCTCACCCTGGTTGTAGATTTGATTGAACATAGTTTACTGTTCACCTGTTGTAAGTGCACTACAGAGCAGGGTCCATTACATGATACCTTGGGGCATTTAAAACTTATCAGGTAATTACTCCCGTAAGCCAAGGTTTCTTTCAACGGTGCTAATCCGTCTTATGTAAGAGATCTTTCTTACTCATAGTAGCCGGGATGGGACTTGAACCCACACGAGCAAATGCTCAAGAGATTTTAAGTCTCTCATGTCTACCTTTTCATCACCCAGCTAGTGTGCTGTCTTTCCAGCAGTCATAGCTTTTCTTGCAGCTAACCGTGTTCCCTTATCTCCAGAGACCAATAGCACCCGTTTATACTTTGGGTACACCAAGTACTTGTCTTTCCAAGCTGTCACGATTTTGCTAGTGTCAGACAATTGTTTTGCCTCTCATTACCTCACTAGTTTTGGGGAGCCTCTACCTGATTACTGGCATCCATTCCTCCGAGCAGGGGAAAATTTCTTTGTTTCATCTCTTCATCAAGAGCTTGATCTGGACTATAGATTTTGTTGCATTTACCACATATGTGTGCTTCACCATCTTCAGTCCAAGTATTAATATACTCACCTTCTTTTATATGAGGTGAACATGTTTTACAATTACAGGCATTCTGAGTTCCACAATGGGGACAATAAAAAGCTCCTAACATATTAATAATTTTGTGATCCCATCTGGACTTGAACCAGAAACCTACAGCTTAGAAGGCTGTTGCTCTATCCAATTGAGCTATAGGACCAATCTGTTTACTCTTTTTCTAAGTCTCTAAGAATCTTTTTAAGAATAGATGAGAGCATATCTTTTTTTTGTTCTTCAAAATCTTGGATCTTTTCAGCTAAAAATTGTGTCCCTACAAATATAAGCTCTGAATAGCTAAGTTCCTCAGCTAATTTTTGAGCAATGTGACTTGGTTTTTTATTACCTGCTGTTACAACTTCCATTGCTATTTCAGATAACTTACCGCTTAGTTCAGCTAAATGGGATTCAGACATTCCCAGAGCTTCACCAATACTTTTTGATTCATGATTAAATTCCATAATTAATATCTTGATTGTGAATAACCTAATTCTTTTGCTTCCTCTGGATTTTTTTCTATCCAGTCATGACAGTTTCTACATACTGAAAGCCAGGTAGAAGTATCCAAGTGATACTTCCCCCTACCTTTCATGTGGTGAATGTCCGTAGATCTAAGAGTACAGTTAAAGACTTTAGCTTGACACATGGGTAATTTGTCAAGATGAATTTTTCTCAACTTTGAATAATCAGAGTTGGTCTTTACCATTTTCTTAGATACTTTGTTTAGGGACATTACCTTTAAGTGTTAAAAAGTTTTTTGGTAGCAAACCTTCAGACATAAATTTTAGTATTACATCTTCATAGGTTAAGCCTAGATCTTTTAAAGAAAGTGTATTCTTATATTCCGGAATGTACTCTTCTGCCGGGATATCAATAATTGCTCTGACATTTTCTCCAAATAGTTTATAAAGATAATCATTTATTCTCCTGTTAGAAACAGTTTGTTTCCAAATGTTGAGAACATCTTGGCCTCTTTGCCATACTTTTTTGATTCTTCTTTTCTTGTCCCAATGGAGTTTAGCTTGTTCTTCCAGAGTATAAACATTTAAACCATGTAACACACGTTTAAATAGAAAGTGTTGATGAGGATTAAGCTTAGTGTAATCTAATTTCATCAAATCTTCTTTAGTGTGTAGTTGATACTCTTGAAGTAAGCCATAATAAGCATACCTTTCTTCTCTTAACTGTAAATAGTTAATGTCTTGCTGAGTCTTCAGCTGTTGAATTTGTTCTGGATTTAGCATAAGTTTGGTTTTAAGTGTGTGTCTATAAAGAAAAAAAGGGCAGCATTACTGCCACCCTTTTAATCATATTGGTACTCTAAAATTAAAGCTCAAATGTATCTTCTAGATCATCTACAATAACTTCTTCTACTGCATCATCAACTTCTTCAACGTCATTTGACTCATCTTTCAAATCAAATGCTTCTTGAATAGTTGCTGTTGCTACTGCAGAAACTTTGTTGATATTAGAAGTAGCACCATTTGCACTACGGATTGCATCAACATTGTTATGTTGTACAAACTCATCTTGTTCATTTGGATCAGCTGTATAGTAAGTGATTCTATAAATAGGCTCACCATAGATACAACATACAATTCCTGTGTCACCAGCAATCTTTAAGTGCTGATCAGGATTTTCTTCACTGAATGGAGTGGTAGATTCTTTAACTACAATCTTACCTGGAAGTTCCATTCCCTTGGTAAAACCAAACATTTTCAATTCTTCCATTTTACCTTTAAGAAGAGTTGTCATCTTTTGAGTTTTTAACCAACCTACATTCTTAAGATTAGCAGGATTAGATTGAATCATTGTGCGTGATTGTTGTAAGACTACAAAACCATACTCAGGATTGTTTTTGCTTTGGCGGATAACCATACCGTTATCATCAGCCAATACTGTTACTGGGCTGTACATGTTTTTTTAAAATTTTAAGTGAATTGATTAAATGAAATCCCCTTCATCTTCGGGGAAATAGTATGGGTCAACCCTGTTACTTAGAAGATCTATATCATCTTCTGATAGAAAAACTTCTTCTTCTTCTTGACTTATATCTTCCAATGCTATTTCAACATTTTTAGAAGAGTACAGGTTGTAAAAGGGATTAACACAATCTTTAGTATAGGCAATACCTAATGAATTCAAATCTTGAATGTCTTGGTCAGTCATATCAAGATATTGTTCAACTGAGAGCTCAATTATACGTCCATTAGGAAGCTGTAAAATCATTTTGACTAATGATAAATTAGATCAAATATATAATTTTACTAATTGAATTCAAGCTGTTACATTAAAATATTACATGAGACTTGTAAAATAATTAGCATTAATATAGCTATCTCAATATTAATAATTTACCTTTTCTGGTTAAATAACCTTTAGTTTTTAGTTCTTTGATGTATGCAGATACTTGAGATACACTTTTATCACTTATATCCGCCAGTGTACTTAAAGACGGAAAGCATTCTCTTTGCTTGTTTGCATATGTACTAAGTATGGCATACAATCCTTTTGCTTGTAAACTAAGATCAGGGTCTGTCATTATATCTTTTGAAACTATACCAAAGCTATGGCTTTTTTTGAACATATTGTTCAGCAATTAAACTAAATGCTTTGTTGAAGTCTTCTTCTGCAATTAGTTCCGGGTTATCCCAATTATACTTGGTAGACATCCATCTACCAAATGTGGGAATTAATACATCATTCACTGATGTCATCTTCTTCAAGGTCAGATACTCTTTCAAGTGCTCTGTCAATAACTCTGGGGATATATGTGCCATTGTAATGAGGGATTTGAGATTTTTCAATTTTAATCATCTCAAATATACTCAAACTATGCTCATATGGTGTTTCTTCCCCATAAAAAAGATTACATTTCATGCTATGATGGTAACAATCATGTTCATTATGCCAGTCATTACTCTTTATGACTTGGCCAAAAACATAACCATCTTCAATAAGTCCAAGATCAATAAGTTTATCTTCAAAGAAGTGTTTGCTCTTATGACCATATGGGACTTTTACTTTGAAATAATCATTAGGCTCAAAAATGGATATCCTATCTTCTGTAAGCAGCATGTTGATTATACCATTTAGAACATCTGATGTGGAATTACTGACAATGAGATTGGCAATTTGATCTGATACAGGAGATTTAAGATGTCTTTGAATGAACTTTGCTATCACTGGTTTACTAATCTGTACCATTTAGTGTTTGTTTTAATAATTTCAACTTACGTTCAGCATTTTCTTTTGCTTCTTTGCTTATAGAGCTTGTTGTTAAGACAAAGCTTAGGTTCCATTCTTCTCTTGATAGCTCATTACGGGATAAATCCCTAAGCCATTGCATGTATTCTTGGTCTGTCATATAAAGATTTATGAATAGAGACGGGCTGGTTTCCCACTTACGCCATAGGACCCGTCAGTATTCTCCACTTACCAAACCATAGCTATATACTACTACTGTTATATAGTAATATATTCCTGGTACTGTTAGTATCCGGTATACCGGAAACTTCAGACGTAGTTATTGATGTTGATTAGCACAGACCCATCAATGGAAATATTTAAATGTTCCTTAATGAGTACTTGTGAATCTTCATTTCTAACTTGTCTGATAATACTTTTAATTTGCTCAACATCCATCTTTTTAAAAGAATCCATGAATCTTTTATAAGGTTTCATTATCTCATGCTTTTGCTCAATCATGTGATATGTACTTAAAAAAGCTAGGCCTTCTCTTTTTGTATTGACAGATACTGTGTACTCATAAGGATTGTAAAAACTTATTGAGAACAAATAATCCTTATCATATTCATACATCATAATGTGATCATACTGATATGCATAAGAACTATGTACATAAGTCTTACTAACCATTTGAAGTTTATTCATTAACCACTTTGGTGTCTTGTATGTTAATGTAAACTTTAGTTGTGTATGATTTTTGTCAATAAAATAAGACTGTGAGAGTGAATAATTAAAGAATTTAGTCCAAATACTTATGATATTATTCTCACTGTCTGATGAAATATTACTTTCATTCATACATCTTGGTCCATAATTCCTCATCCTTACAAGTGTTGCTTGCTTATTCCCCTCTTTTATCTTCATTTTATACTAATTTCTATATGAAAACAAAGAATTAGTATTTGAAGAGAAGGATCAACACCATTATACGCACCAAAGAATCCGAATGCTGGTACAATAGCACCTCTAAACTTTGGTTTAGGCATTCTAATCATCAATGCAACAATAGCTAACAACATAGCAACTAACAGAAATACTGCTAAACTTGGTGCAAACCAAATCTGTGCTTTAAATAGACTTACAATAAATGTACTGTAAAGTATGGGCAATGCTAATACTATGGCTCCTTTTGCTAAGAAGCCACAAAAAATTTTGTGTTTATTCATCTTATTCTAATTTAATGGGTTTTCTACCTGATCCGTCATCAGCATAGATAACGGTGTTTTCATCTCTTCTAACAATTGCTACATTAAGAGAAGCGGTAATAAATTCTTTACCGCCTCTCATGTAGTAATAAACAAAAGTTTCTTCAATCATAACTTGTGCAATAGTTTAAGTAATCATCATCATCTCTATCTTGAATTTCAGCTGCATCATGCATAACTGCTAATTCAAGTAGTTCATCATTCTCTTGTAACTCATCTTGTATTTCTTCATTAGATGGAAATGATACATCTTTAGTAAATAATCTTAAAGGTACATCCTGTCCATCAAAGAACCAAGTATAAGTAGCATTTCTAAACAATGCTAGTCCTATCATGTTATCACATGACACGAACATATCTGGTTTTAGGATTAGAATTTTCATAGTCTGTTTTTAATGTTAAGACCTTCTTCTAATTCTGATTCTTCTTGCCACCAGATGGCAATTCCAATTAGTGCTACCATATAGGCAACTTGTGCAGCAATAGCCCATATGCTCCATTCAGAGATTGGGTGTGCAAATACACTTCCTAGGGTAATCATACCCTCCATGAATAGACCAACTAACCATACTGTGGCTAGTTTAGTCATGAATTTAACTTTCTTCATCTTGATTTGGTTTTAAGTGGGGTTTGTTTTTGGTTTTTCTTGTATACTTTTTTTTGTTTTTATACACGTTGGGCCGTGTTGCCATTCTGATTTCCTGAATTGTTAGTTCTATCTTTTTCATCTTCATAACATTGTTGGCACACGTGAACTTCATCACAGGTGCAGGTTAATTCTGGGGATATGCTATAAAGCATAAACATATCCATTGCGTCTTCATACAGCATAATTATCCATTTAAGATTTCAATTTCCTTTTTAACGAGTGCATCAGTAACTTCCTTCTGCATCTTACATGTGTATTCATAAAGCTCAACAAAGTAATAAACATCACATCCGGCTTCATCTATGCACACTTGATTGATCTTGTCCATCACTGATTGTAATTCAGCTAGTCTCTTATCTTCACGATTCTTAATCATTTCAAGTGTCATAAAATTTAATTCATCTAATAGTTTCATATAAATAGATTTTAATTAATACTGTACCCCTCTGCACTCAGTTATAATACTTCAGGAGCTTCACCTGCCTTCTAATATACTTGTACCTCTCAGTTAAGAGTCAGTACGAGCTTTCTTACTTTGTATTACAACTGCTCACCCTTGGGAAGTGAGTTATGGTGCATTAGTACAAGGGCTGAGTGTTGACCCTTATGGCAATAGTTTTAGAATGTTTCCATCCTTTACACACACCAACATTACTGCAGGTATATTGCACGTTCACAGATTTAGATGTCTGCCATCACTACCTTGAGAGTTATAGTTTCATTTTCACACCAACTTCCTTGCGGGATTCACAGGCTGCCACCTGTTAGATAGATACTACTCACTCTACTTACTATCTGTCTTGCGGACGTCAAGTCTGTACATATTTCAGTACAATAAGAACATTGTGTTCCCAAGGTCCAAGAAGGATTTTGCTTTGTCATATTAGTTATGGGATACAAACCCTTAGTTAATAAGAAAAGGACGGATGAAGGAAGTTCTCCTTGGTTGTATAACATGCTTGCTTTTGACAAGTTTAGTTACCAACTCCCTTCTACTTTCAGCGGCCAGGCTTACTCATTGATTACAATTACTCACGACACGGTATTTCTACCAGCATCTTCATTGTAGCCTAATAACAGATCCCCAATTGGCGGTTGGTACTACTGTTATCTAACCATACACTTATTACGCTTTCACGCTCAACACCATTTCCATCTGGTGTCTACAACTCTCTTACCCTGTAGGGCCATTCCAAGTTGCAGAAGTATGATTACCTTTCAGTGGCATGCTAATGCATGGCCTGTTCTTTCTTAAGGAACAGACTTTATTCCATCACTGGATTATCCTTTGGTCACGAAGGCTGACCTGTTGTTTCAGTAACCTGTCTAGCAGGCTTAACGCATACACCATGAGTATTTCAACTCTGAGGGTAACAACTTGTATACTTATACAGAGATACATACTAACCCATTACGTCTAATGGAGCATGCACTCTGGATATACATTCAGGTATATCAGCCTATTGGTCTTGTAACTATACTGGACCAACCCACGCCAGCAGCTTACTGGATATTTGCCTGGTTAAAGGAAAGGCAACAATACTATTATCTGAAGTTATCATATGGACTATGATAAGTTATTTGGTCAGAGCCAGGGATGTACTTCTCAAAGGTTACATTAGGACCTTGCCAGTAAACCATCTTGCGGGTTATCTGACACCAAAGTCTTGCCATCCAAAGAGTGGGAAATACAAAGACCCGGTAACCTTTTCTCATATACTGAAGCTTAAGAAACAGTAGAGAGTAAGTATCCCTAGTAGTGATAGACTCATATGTATTATAAGTGGTCACTATGTATGTTTTTTTCTTGATCATAGCTATATCTATTATTATGGTGAGACAAGTGGATTGAGGTGTTTGATTGTGGTAATATGTGGGGATTTTGACCACCCACTCAAACAGTAACACACAAACAAATAAAAAATAAAGCAGTTTTAACTGGTGCTTAGCAGGTAAGTGGTCCTCTTGTACAGATTCATCCGCTATCAACTGGTGAATGTGTATGCAAGGTGTGTGCAAGGTGGAACAAAGCATAGTTAACTTATCTGCAAGTAACTATGCTCAGTTCCTTCTGGGTTCAACTGGGTTTCCCCAGTTCCTGCTTTAGGCAGGTTCTACCCAGAAGAGGCCTTCTAGTGCCTCCCCAGTTTCACGATTGACAACAGGATTGTTGCTCAATTGGAAACCTGGGATTTCATCCCCTACATTAAGTTTGCTTTGCAAGCCTTTAATGGTGGGATGATTGGCTTTCATTGACTCACCGGTCTTTGGATCGGTTAAGGCAAGGATGCCAAAGCTGAGATTCTGTTGGTTGCGTGCACCAACTTGGAATCCAGCAATCTCAGCCTTTGCCTGTGTCAAAGGTGCTGAGGAGACAATGATGACAGCACTCTGTGTGTCAGCATTGACTTTAATCTTACGGAAGAAAACTGATTTGCTCATGGTAAATTATTTTTTTAGGATTAAACTTATGGGGGCCACCCCCCTGTCAAAATTTAGCCGGGGAGCGGTTCCATAGCACCCCTCAAGAATGCAACACATAAATTGGTTGTAGGTACGGGGGTATGTGCATCTCTGTAGAAAGATGGGGGGATGGTTGGACAGGGTTAAAAAATTTGGTATATTAGAAGTATGGAAGACCGTATAGAAGAGTACATTGATATTGATAGAGCTTACTATAGTTCCTATAGGATAGTGACTAAGAAGATTACCTTTGAAGATCTATTAGATGAGGATAGTGATAAAGGTTATTCCACTCTTCTTATACATGATCCTGAGAAGGAGATCACCCCGGATGTTGTGAATGACCTCATAGATTATTTTGTGGAGCTGGAGGAATATGAACTCTGTGCTGAATTAAAAAATATCTTGGATAAAAAAATAATATCCTAAACCTTTTTTATTTAACTTTTTTTGGTATATTTGTTCTGAACAAATAAAAACCAAAAATCATGGAACAGAATTTTTCTGAACAAGAAGTCCAATTATCTAAAGAACAATTGGCACAACGTAGAAAAGAAATCACTGAATTCTACAAGAGTAACATCCAGCATTTGAAAGTACAGAAGGAGTATGAGCAACTCTTAACTGACATTGAAGAGCTCAGAGCAAAAAGAATGCAGGCTCAGATGTTCCTTGCTCAAGCCTTTGCTGCTGGTAAAGATGAAGAGGTTGAGAAAGCTGAAGCAGATTTTAACAAAGCTATGGCTGACGTAGAAGAGACTGATGGTCCAACATTAAAACCTATTTAACATGAGAATGCTAAAGAAAGGAGATACTGGTGAAGACGTAAGAAAGCTTCAGCAGATTCTTGGTCTTAAGGCAGACGGAAGCTTTGGAGACAAAACACGTGCAGCCGTAATCAGATATCAGATGCATCATGAGCTTACTCCTGATGGCGTTGTTGGTAATGAGACATGGACATTGTTGTTATCTAAAGGAGGTTTCACAGAAGCCATTGACCAAGATACAGATTTGAGTAGTCAGTATTATACCACTAAGTATAATCAGACAATCCACAAGTACTTCTTACCTACAGATGAGTATGTGCATGAGAAGCTTGACAATGAGTATATCATGCTGCATCACACAGCCGGAGGAGCTAATCCTTATGCTTGTGTGGATATGTGGGGTAAAGATACAAGAGGTAGGATTGCTACTGAGTTTGTATTAGGTGGTCAAGATCACGCAACCGGAAAGTCTAAGCATGATGGTGTCATGGTGCAGGCTTTTCCTCAAGGTAATCTTGGCTGGCACATTGGTGATTCAGGTTCTGGGTACATGAACCGTAGAACCGTGGGCTTAGAGATTTGCTCAATGGGTCATCTCAACAAGGATATGAAAACGTATGTGAATAGCAAAGTGGTTGATAGTCAAGTGATTACACTTGATGAAGCATTCAGAGGAGCTATCCACTGGCATAAATATTCTGACAAGCAGATTGAAGAGGTGGAGAAATGGTTGAGATTCATTGGAGAAAGAGATGGTGTAGATCTAAGAGTAGGTCTGCAACAGTGGATCAAAAAGCAAGGTGCCACTAAAGCATTTGACTTTCAGGAGGATGCATACTACGGAAAAGTAAAAGGTTTATTATCTCATACTAACGTCAGACGTGATAAGATGGATGTTTATCCTGATCCAAGACTGATTGATGTTATCATGAGTTTGTAAGCTGTAACAGTAAACCAACAAAAAATGGCATTAGTAAACAAAGTAGAGAAGAAGATTAAAACAACTAGGGAGAGTGTGATTAAGTATCAGATTCTTACCTACTGTTTTTTTAATGGAGTTCAGATCAGTCAGTCAGATCTTGACTGTCTGACTGAGCTTGCATTGAACAAAGACATTGAGCTTACAAAGTTTTGTGACCTTATTACAGAGAAGGAGATTTTTAAAAGTGCACAGTCTGCAAGGAATGCAGTTACTAAAGCGGCTAAGAAACTCTTGATCTCTAAGACCGGCAAGAACAAAAAGACTATTAGGCTTAGTGAGAAGATGGAAATCCAAGAAGACGGCACTATATTCTTAGACTTTAAAATATTAGGGAATGAATCCTAAGAACTATAAACAGTTTAAGGAAGGTATTGCTGAAGAAGTGGGCGTCCACCAGAATGTAGTTGAGGACTTCATAACATTTTATTATGGACGCCTTAGAAAGAATCTGAGTGAATTAACTTATCCAAGAGTTTTTGTAGACGGTTTGGGTACGTTTGTCTTAAGAAAGCAAAAGCTGGATAAGACTATCAAAAGAAACAAAGATATCTTGGGTAATCTGGGCAAGCAGACTTATGCAGGTTATGAGAAGACAATTGGTGTCAAGGAGAAACTAGATAAGTTAGAGCAAGCACAGAAGATGTATGATGAAATGCTTGAAGCTAAGAAAGAATTTAAAAACCAAAAGAAATGAAGATTGAAAAATATTCTATGGACTGTTGGTATTTGCTGCCAACAATTGCATACTACAATGATCTAACCTGGAATGGTTCTAGATCAATTGATTTGCGTTTCTTAAACTGGGGTATATCATTTATAATTCAAGAACAGAAATGGGACTAGAAAAATTTATAGGTGCATTTAAAAGCACACCGCAAATTCTTGAGGGAATCAAGAATAGTGTATTCAAGAAAGAGCATATTGAAGCTGAGGCTGCTTTGAGATGGGGTATTTGTAGATCTTGCCCGTCTCTTGATGCAGCAGGAAGCAAATGTTTTGCTCCAGGTACTCAACCATGCTGTGGTGAATGTGGTTGTAGTCTGGGTTTTAAAACAAGATCTTTAGCATCATCTTGCCCATTGGGTAAGTGGAATGCTATCATGGATGAGGAAACAGAACATAAACTTAAAACCAACATCAAATATGAAGATTGAAATAGAAGAAAGAGAACTTGATACATTACCTAATGATATGGAATTAGGTAAGTATGTAAGATTTAAAATGGCTGAAGCAAAGAAGGCTCAGTCAACTAGTATTTCTAACGGTATTCCTAAATGGACTACAACAGCAACGGCTAATGTAGAGATTGAATGGAATCCAGATTCAAATGTAATATGAGTATTTATTTTAAGGAGGATGGTCACTTATACAAGAGTTTAGGTGATGAGAACATAGACTGGCTGAGTGTCACGTCTTTTATCGGTATGTTTAAACCAAAATTTGATTCCAAGGATGCTGCTTTAAAAGCGTCTAGGAATAAGAAATCTAAATGGTATGGTTTAACACCGGCTCAGATTACTGATGCGTGGGAATCAGAATCACAGAGAGCTATTAAATTAGGTAATTGGTATCATGGCCAAAGAGAAGCTGATTTGCTTGAGTGTGAGACAATTGAAAGAGATGGTTCACAACTACCTATTGTTAGACCCATTATTGATGGAGAACTTAAATTAGCACCAGATCAAAGGTTATCTGATGGGATTTACCCAGAGCATTTAGTGTATTTGAAGTCAGCAGGTCTTTGTGGCCAGGCAGATTTAGTTGAAGTTGTGAATAACACTTTAAACATTACAGATTATAAGACCAATAAAGAGATCAAAGAAAAGGGTTTTACAAACTGGGAAGGTGTAACTCAGAAGATGTATCATCCAGTTTCGCATTTAGATGATTGTAATTTAAACCATTATAATTTACAATTGAGTATTTATGCGTATATTATTAAGAAGCACAATCCTAGATTAAAGATTGGAAAGCTGGTTATTCAACATGTTAAGTTTGTTCAACTTGGGGTTGATGACAATGGTTATCCAATCAATGAGCATGTAAATGGTGAACCTGTGATTGAAGATATTACATTCTATGAATTACCATACTTACAAGATGAAGTGAATAGTATAATCATGTGGTTGAAGGATAATAGAAAGTAAGATGCTAGATGTAGTAAATGATCAAGTAAAGATTCAAGGGGTAACACCTAGTGATATGTCTGAATTTTACAATCTTTATGATAGAACTTTAACTATAAGAAACGCTATTGATTACATGGATTGGCTAAACGCAAATCAAAGATTGCAAAATAATGAAATAGAATCACTAACTTTAATGTTGAATTCGGGTGATATTGAAGACTTCAATTTGGCATTAGTAATAATTAAAAATAAATGATAGTAAGACTGTTTGACGTTCAGAATGGTAAAGTAATTCCCACTGAACATTGCTATACATTAGATTCTCTGAAGTCTATAATGGATAATTATCCAGATACATACATGTCTGTATATCAGTATCTGTTTTATATGACATGTCCTAATCCGGACATGAACCCTTTTTTCAATGTTCCAGAAGCAGAGAAAGAAGATTTGATTATGGAAGAAGTATTGATGCAAGAATCTCCAGAAGATGAAGTAATTTTGAGAGCAATTGCAACATGCAACAAATTATATGAAACACCAACGTATAGAGCTTACAAGGGTATTAAATCAATGCTTGATAGATTAGCAAAGTATATGGAAACAACATCAATTGAACATGGTAGAGATGGTAACATTAACTCATTGGTTAATGCTGCTGCAAAGTTTGAACAAATTAGATCCTCATACAAAGGAGCTTTCAGTGACATGAAACAGGAACAGGAAAGTCATGTAAGAGGAGGGCAAGGTTTAGCTTATGATCAGTTATGATACACGAAAAAAAAGAAGAGTGGGTATTTTGTTATTGGGATGACTGCCTTTTTATTAACACATTAAACAAAGAAAAATATGGAAAACCAGAAAATTGTGCCAGTGGGCAAGAGAGTATTGATCAAGGAGAAGAAACCGGGGGAGTTCTTTCCGGGGACCAAGATAATGATTCCTGATGCAGCTAGAGAAAAGACATTTCAAGGCTACATTGTAGGCATTGGTAAAGAAGTAACTGAAGTAAATGTAGGTGATCTTATTCAGTATGTAGATTATGCAACACCCGTTGAGATGAAACATAATGGTGAGAAGCATTTACTTATTGCTCAAGGTGATATTCTTGCTGTGATTGAATGAACAGAATAGTTCCTACATATGAAAATGGTCAGTGGACTACTACGGAGTTTTATACTACGCAGGAGTTCATTGACTTTTTACTGAGCATCTTCAAAGAACCTGGTCAGTATGAGTATGATGAAACATCATTCTTATTTAACAAAGAAGCACAAAACTTCAACAAGAATGGTTTTTATTGCTCAGCTCCTTTTAGATCAAAAGACTTTAACGTTTATTGGGAAGCAGAAAAGGAGAAGTGCCGTAATGGTGCAATCTACAAGAATGCTGGAAAGACCTGGTATCTCACAAGAGACTACTACATGTGGTTAAACTTTCTTCCAATCTATGATAAAGAAGAGAAGAAATACGGGTTTGCCAAAGTCAGAGATGCACAGTATCATATGGCTATCTATGAACTATTGGCTGAGTTAAGTAATAAACACTCAGCTATTCTAAAGAAACGTCAGATTGCTTCTTCTTACTTCCACATGGGTAAGCTTATAAACACATACTGGTTTGAAGAAGGTAGTGTATGTAAGATTGGTGCTTCACTAAAAGACTACATCAATGATAAAGGTTCTTGGAAATTCTTGGATGAGTACAAAGATTTCTTGAATGAACATACTGCTTGGTATAGACCAAGTAATCCTGAAAAGGTTCTTTTATGGCAACAACAGATTGAAGTAAGAGTTGGTAACAGAAAGACTACCAAAGGTTTAAAATCCAAGATACAAGGTGCTTCTTTTGAGAAGAGTGCAACAACAGGTGTCGGTGGTCCTACCACATACTTCTTTCATGAGGAAGCTGGTATTGCTCCAAAGATGATGGAGACTTATGAATACTTAAGACCTGCAATGTCTTCCGGTATGGTTACTACGGGTATGTTTATTGCTGCAGGATCTGTGGGTGATTTGGAACAATGTAATCCTTTGAAAGACATGGTTCTTAATCCAACAAACAATGACATCTATGCTGTAGAAACAAACCTACTTGATGCAGATGGAACCATTGGCTTAGCCGGCTTATTTATTCCTGAGCAATGGTCAATGCCTCCATACATTGATGAGTATGGTAACTCATTAGTTGAAGAGGCTTTGAAAGCAATTCATGCTGAAAGAGAGAAATGGAAGTCTGAACTAAACCCTGAGCAGTATCAGTTACGTATATCTCAGAAACCAACCAATATAGCTGAAGCATTTGCTTATAGAAAGGAGTCTATCTTTCCACAGGGTATTATTTCCAAGCAACTTAAAAGGATTGAAGACAAAGAATATTCTTTTGAGCATATTGAATTGGAAAGAACTGTAGAAGGTATTGAAGCTAAGAGAAGTAACAAACTTCCTATATCACAGTTTCCGGTAGATAAGAAGATGCAAGATAAATCTGGTGTACTTGTTGTATGGGAAAGACCTGTTAAAAATCCTTCATTTGGGATGTACTATGCATCTGTTGACCCCGTGTCAGAAGGTAAAACAACTACTTCAGATTCACTCTGTAGTATTTTTGTTTACAAGAGTGCTGTAGAGGTTACAAGAGAAACTCCTGATGGATATGAATCCTTTATTGAAAAGGACAAGATTGTAGCAGCTTGGTGTGGTAGATATGATGATGTTAACAAGACTCATGAGCAATTGGAAAAGATCATTGAATGGTACAATGCTTGGACTGTTGTGGAGAACAACATCTCTTTGTTTATCCAGTACATGATCTCTAGAAGAAAGCAGAGATACTTGGTACCAAAGCAACAAATTCTATTCTTAAAAGATCTTGGTTCAAATGCAACAGTATACCAAGAGTATGGATGGAAGAACACCGGTATTCTATTTAAGAGTCACCTCATCTCTTATGCAATTGAGTTCTTAAGAGAAGAGACTGATACTGAGTTAGATAACCATGGAAATATTCTCAGTACTACATTGGGTATTGAAAGGATTCCAGATCCTATGTTGTTGAAAGAGATGCTTGCTTACCAACCTGGTGTCAACGTTGACCGTTTGGTAGCTTTCTCTGCATTGGTTGCATTTGCCAAAATTCAACAGTCAAACAGAGGATTTACCAAAAGAAAAGAAGAAGATGCAACAAAGAATTTGCAAAATCAAAATAATTTGTATAAATTAAAGTATAGTCCGTTTAAAAACTTGGAACGTAATAAAACTATGACTTCAGGTAGACCAGGGAGATCTGCTTTTAAAAACTTTAGATAATGAAGGTATATAACGCATTGGATTTAAAGAAAGGTGCAAAGGGAGAGGGGTATCCAACTACCGCTAGTCTCACTCAACCTATTCAATTCCTACCTGCAAAGGAGAAGGATGATGATTGGGCAGCCTGGAACATTGATTGGTTAGAGCTTCAGGGGATGGAGTTTTTAAGATTGAATGCAAGAAAGTTGTTGAAAAACTACAAGCTTGCAAAAGGTATCATTGATAAAACAGACTACATTGTAGCAGAAGATAATGACTATGCTCAGATGATTGATGTCTTAACCAAAGAAGATCAATCAGCATTAGAGCTTAAGTTCTACCCTATTATTCCCAACGTGGTTAATGTACTATGTGGAGAATTCTCTAAAAGATACAACAAGATTCAGTTTAGAGCGGTAGATGATCTATCCTATAATGAAATGCTTGAGCAAAAAAGAATCCAAGTAGAGCAAAATCTACTTGCTGATGCTGAAGCAAAGTTAATTGCTAGAATGATTGAGATGGGAATGGACCCAGATAGTCCGGAAGCTCAACAGCAATTAGCTCCTGAAAATATTAAATCACTGCCTGAGATTG